CAAAAGCTTGTTGTTGTAAACCCTCAAAATCTACAACTTCTTGTGTTGGAATGCCTACAGGATCTTTTGCAAATCCTGACGCTGTATCCATGAGCTGCAGTTTACGCGCTTCAATCTGCGGTGCTTCACGTTGAAACGTTGTTTGAAACTGAGTTCCTGATGGATCGCTTCCGTCTGATAATCCTGGTATACTCAAAATACTCTCCTATAATTTGTTCCAATTTTTTCCATCCCTAAACGTTTTGCAACTTTATCAAAACTGCCTACTTGTTCAGAGACACTTAATATTACCTCTTTCACTTTATTCATCTCTGACCAATCTACAAACTTTTTCATTAGTTGTATACCAGTCATTTTACCTCGCTCCTCTGGAACTACGTATAGTTCCAATTGTCTACTAAAAGTATCTTTACTATAAGGAAACTCCAATATGCATCCTATCATGAAACCTATTGGTTCTTCCTTTTTTGTGGCAACGATACCAAACATGTTTGATTTATTCATTGCCGCGAAGAAATAGTTCTTAACTTTTTCTTCGTTTATCTCCACTTCATTCCCCCAGTGAGATTCTTGTAAAAAGTCTTTACTTACTTTTTGAATCCAATGAAGATCTTTCTCTTCGAAAAATCTCCAATCCATTTACTATACCATGGCTTCCGAAGGTTTTTCAGACTCAGGATCAAGCGCGTTCATCATTTTATACATTTTCTTCGCACCTTGCATCCTACTACCGTTACCAAAGTTTTCAACAGCCTTTGCTGTCATAACAAATTCTCCATCACTTAATTTTGCATTTATTGCATCATCTTTTGGACCACCTGGGCCACTGACCTCGCCGCCTGCTTCGTAAGGCGTAAACTTAAATTCACTAGGCACGTAATTGTAATAAGGATTTTGCATGTCTTCGTACAATTGTTTCATTCTTTCTTTTTCTCTTCGACGCATCATCTCACGTGTTTGATCGTCAGTTGGCATGCCACCCGTAATACCTGCAAGTAAAGGCAATCCAGACATTATGTCAAAATCACCCTTTGCAAAAGGTGTTCCTAAGAAAGTTTTTCCAGCTTGTTGTTTAGTAAATAAATCTGTAAGGCTCATGCCTGGTGATAATGTTCTAGTAGTTTCACCAAGTCGTTGAACTTTAGGCATAACGTTTAAAGGTAAACCTTTCATATTACCCTCTACACCAAATCGTGGTATTGTTTGTGTAATCGGTTGTCCACCTGGCGCTGTGAGTAAATCCATTGCACTTACATTACCACCTAGTTGATTAGCCATTGCATTTGCTTTCATAAAAGAAAACGGTACGGCTGTTAGTGCAGAATATAATGCTGCACGTTCAGGATTTTTTTGTCCTAAAAGTTTTGCTAAACCATAACTTGTTAAACCAGACGTGACTGGTGCTTTGAGTAACATTGGCATTGCACCAAATTTTGTGCCATAACCACTAAGTAAACTACCAAGACCCGCACCTTTGCCACCAGCTGCTAAAAATCCACCTAGTTTTGGTGCAAGGTATGGTGCAGCAAACATTGCTGCAACAGGTAATATTGGTTTTGCCTTCTTAACTATATTCTTTATTGCTTTATCAAAAAATCCCATATTATATTGTCATTGTAGCACCTGGATATAATAGTTCCAAGTCGTTTGTTAATAATTCTAGTTCATCTTCATTGCCTGCATCTCTTGCATCTTCTATCATTTGTAATAAATTTGGTAATGTGTAAGTGTCTGCACTAGCCTCTATTCGTGGTTCTTGCATTTGTTTTATAATATCTTCCATAGGCATATCATCAAGATCCATACCTTCAGGTAACATGAACATGTTAGGATTATTTGGATCGTATTCTTGAAACTCATCCATTGGTAAACCTTCATTCTCTGGATCTATTGGATCTATAAGACCTAGCATTTCACCAAACCTTTGTATTATACCACCTTCTCCTGTTGGATCACCTAAACCTGGTCCTGGTCCAAATAAACCTATTGGTGTCAAAGATTCATCAAGAGTTTCTCTATACTCAGGAACTCTTTCTACTTCAGGAATCATTAAATCTCTTTGTAAAACTCCTCCTATAGGAGCATCATAGCTAGGTGCCATTCGACCACCTTTACCCAAAGCATAATCTACTATCGTGCCTGCCATTGGATTAGGTGCTATAGAACCAATACCACCTGATCTTGCTATGTAGCGTTCTCTATTACGATCATCAAAATTTGTAATAGGTGTTGGATATGATCTCTCTGTTCTTGGTCTTCTAAGTGCCACTACGAGCTACCTCCGAATATGTCTGGCAGTTTGTTAACTTTGATTGCCACATCTTTTACTATATCTTCTTTTGTTGTGCTGGTTTCAGGGTTACTGACATCATCATCTGCTTCTTTTTCATTGGCATAGACTTTCCCTGTTGTCGCGTGCTTTATAGTTGTGACTGTTTCCACATCTATCACAGGAATCGTGCTTCCTGCTTTCACGGTAATATCGTCTTTTATAGCCATTTTCTCTCCTTATTGCAATAGTTAACTTATCTCTAACACACTCAAAACGACATGTAAATCATTAGCGTTTTCTGCCTGTATCTTGATTATTTCAGACTCCTTAGCCACCAAAGGCACAGGAGCAGCTGCTGAAGAATCGGCAGAAGACTGGCTTAAATTACCTGCAGCCAACAATTCTTGTGTTGTTTTGCTTTCTATATCTCTACTTAACTGTAACGTATAGCTTGTAGCGCCACTGTCTACTAAATACAATGACACTTCACAGTTGTTAGAAGCATCAACATTAGCCACACGCACAGACTTTATAATAGCTGTTGTTTCTGACGGTACAGTATACAAAGTTGTCAAGTTTGTTGATGACAACACTGCTTTATAATTTGTGTATACGTTAGCCATTTACGATAAAAACCATGTTATTGCCTCGTCATCATTGCGAAGTGGCTCAGAGGTATAAGTGTTGTTAAGTGCAAATATTAATTGATCCAAAGTTTGTATTAATTGTGCCATTTGAGTTTGATCATACTCTTCTCTTGCTTGTGGTAATAGTGGTACTGTTATTTTAGTCATTATCCACCTCGCATGCCATCTGGTTTAGCATCAAATCTAAGTGTGCCATAACGCCATTTATCATCAACAGCATCACTAGATACACGCAGTGCAAGTTGTCTGCCTCGTATACGTGTGTCTTTTTTAGTTGTGCTAGTTGACATGGCAAAAGGTCCGTGTGTTTTTTGTGTTGTTGCTGGATAAGCACGTGATTTTATTGTTATATCTACTTCACCAACTTGATTTTTAAAATCAGGTATAAATCTAGATATAGACATAAAATTATCACCATCTGCAATATCAATATCACCAGATTCAATATGACAATTCATGGCTGCACCATCATCATTAACACCTTCTTCATGTAAATAAACAAAAGTTCTACCTTCTTTTACACCATTTATTGTAGATATTGTAGCAGTTGTATCACTACTGTCAAACTCTGCTGCGTATGGATTAGAATACACACCACGATCAGCCCAAGAGCTACGCGCTAATGTACCTATGTACCATATATTTTCTGCGTAGTTGTACGTTACGTTTCTATCTATTTGTGTAGAATTTTTTGATGGGTAAAACCATATAACTTCATTAAAATCAGAATTGACTGCACAAAATACATCGCCTAATGCATTGTTATTAATGTCATCAAACACATAATCTTGCACACTGCAAGGTATTTTTTTCACTGCACCATCAAATAAGAAGAAAGAATCGTTGCCCATCCAATACGCGATACCATTAACATCCACCGCACTGTGTATACCAACAGCACCACAATTAGAACCTAGTTGTTTAAAACCAAACGTAAATGGTGGACCAATAAATTGCATTTGATACAAAGCTGTATCAGTGTAAATAAGTATTGCACCCCTAGATCTAACAGCTGTATTGATTTGATTACCATCCGTTAGTCTTTGTGAACCAGCTGTGTTAGTAGCAGTTGGTGTCCATGTTGCTGGATCTTCTTGATCTGAAAAACGTATAAACATATTGTCCTGTGTAGAAGATGTGCCTATTGTTGTTTCTGTACCAAAACAAATTACATGCCTGTCATCACCAGATACTAACATAAATCTAGATTTTGTAGGTGCACCACTAACATTTGTTCTTGCCGCTAAGTTGCTGGACAACCCACTTGATGTATCCCAATAATAAAGACTACCATCAAACTGTTGTGCTAATACATCTTCGCCCCAGCTATCCAAAGCCCATTTACCAGATTGTAACAAAACGCCATCAGCGCCTGTTAGGCCTTCACGAGATGTATTCCAAGTTGATGCGTTCCATGTGCCAGCACCCCATCCATATCCATATATGGATGTAGGTAAACCAGTATTTATTTGATATGTAGCGTTTGCTGTAGCGCCAGTTGCATCAGAACTAGCTGCAGCGCCTGCAACTATTGTATAAGTATTAGCGTTTGGAACTGTTTGTATTTCAAACTCACCTTGTAAATTAGCTGCTGATATACCACCTACAGCACCACTTACACTAGCAATCGTCACAAAATCACCTATTAAAGCACCGTGACTAGAATCAGTCACCGTAACAGTGGTAGAACCATTTGTTGTTTCAAATTGTGTGATGTTGCCTGTGCCTGTTGCACGTGTTGGCGTGATGTCAGCATAACTACCCTCTGAATATGCATACAGTTTTTTGTTTGTACCATAGACTGCATAGTTTACACCTTTAAGATCTGAGTAAGTAAGAATGGCACGTGTTGCACCAAGCAACGCATCGCTTGTTACTTTTTCCCAACCACCTATTTTTTCTGGTTGACCGTAACGAAAACGAACGTTGTCACCGTCTACCCACCTACCTTCTGCACCGTATTCGGTGTTTTGCTTATCTATGCCTGGGGCAATTTGTAGTTTAGTTAGTGGCATAGAATGGTATCCAGTAATCTGTGCCGTTTATATTGACACGAATATGACCTGTTAGCGATCCTACACTTGTATCTGTGGTAATACTTTTTGTTTGATCTGATCCACTTGTTCCGTCAAATCGTATAAACTCTTGATCTGTATCATCTTGATCTAAAGTCAAACAAGCCACAGCACCAGAAGAATTTGCTTGGTTAATAGTTACAAGCGCACTTGTTGGCGAAGATGTTCCAAATCCTATTTTATCAGCAGAACCATCAGCAAAGAAAGCGTGTGTCAACGTATTTGTTTCTATTCTAAAATCAACAGACGCGCTAGATTCGTTGAATGTAAAACTACCGCCGTCAAAGTCAATGTTACCAGTTGCTTTAATACCACCTACAACATCCAACTCTGTTGAAGGTGAGTTAGTTTTTATACCCACACGGTCATTACCTGCATCTGTAAAAAATAAATTTGCATCACCGTTACCTTCAATTCTAAAATCTACGTCAGCGGATGATTCATTAAATACAAACGTACCGCCATCAAGTGATGTGTTGCCTGTTACATCCAATGTTCCATTTGCTTTTATATTACCAGCATCAGCTAAAACATCAAACATGGTAGAACCATCAGAGTACAAGATGTGTTTTGCACCTTGCACAAGATTTGTCGCTGTGCCACCTGCTGGTTTAAATCCTAATGTGTTACCACCGTGTGTAGTTGCATCATCGACAATGTACCATGTTTCTACAGCTTCACACTGCATGGTTGTATCGCCAGATAATGTACCTGTTAATTTTATAATTGCGTTACTTTGCTCATCTGCTGTTGTGCCGTCTGCTACGGTTAGTGAATCTGTTGTACTAGCAACTGCTACAGATACGTAGCCTTTTATTGCTGATTCTAATTTTTGTAAGTTGTTGTTTGTCTTATCACCCCAAGATCCCGAATTTTCACCAGTGGCTTGAAGTTCTAAATTTAGACTACTTGAAAATGTTGATGCCATTTTGTCTCCTTAATCTGTTGATCCTGGTTCTACATTTACCCAGGTTACTGACTGTGAATCATCTGTTTGATTCCAAATCTGTAAGTCTGGCGATCCTGTAGAAAAAGTAATTAAATTTTGAAACGCCTCACCAAAAGCCGTTTCATCGCCAATGCTAAACGTCATTTGTCCAGCAGTTGTCACATCCACAGCAGCAGTTCCTGTGACAGTTTCTGTTCCAATACTAAATGTTGCAACATTTGTAGATGGAGAAACGGAAGCTGATCCTGTAACACTGTCCAAATCATTTACAGCAGATGTCATAGAAACACCACTAATAAAAGCTGATCCTACGTTTAAAACACCCGTGCCTCTTATTGAAGCTATTGGATGTTCAGCTACTGCTCCGTGTCCTAGTAGCATTAACCCTCTAGTGTTGTTACTCTTGCTTCAAGAGCCTCTATTCTTGTTTGTGACTCTTGTAATGCTTTAAGCATTTGGTGGTATAAATCAGTTGTATATATTTGTTTAAACTTACCATCTTTTTGTTCTTCTTCACGACCATACAAACCATTTGTTGAATTAACAAGATTTGAATCTACA